TGAACTGTTCGACCAATTAGCAGAAGATCTAGCAAAAATTTTAACAGCGTAAACGTCATACAATAAAGGCAGGCAAGACGGGGGTTCGATTCCCCATCTCCACCAAAAGCGCACTAAAAAGTAGCGGATCGAGATAGTATCAATATGATCGACAGCATTTTAGCGTGCTTCTGATGGGGGTGACCAGGCTTCGATTGCGTGAGAATAGGTATGATGCGCTCGTCAGGAGTAGACGTAAAAAGCAAAAACAAGTAAACGCAGCGTCTAACGACACTATCTACGCTCTCGCAGCTTAAGAGTTAGTAGGTTGGGGATTTGCAGATTGTTCCTTATTACCCAAACGATCTGCTCTATTTTTCTTTCTCGATTCTAACATTTTTTGTTTGGATTCAGGATTCTTCATGGGATTCTTCAATGGATCTCCAAAAGTAGTACTTCCCTTTATTCCTTTATTCCATGGCACTCTTTTTGCATTCGGTGGGATTGGGATTCCTTTTCGACTGGGACGCAGAGATGCCCCATATACATTTTTGCACTTCATATTGCAGTAGTAATGCGGTTTTTGCGCATGGTGACAAAATTCTTCCCTATAAATTGTAGCACCACAGCATGAGCATGAATACGTACGAACTTCTTTTGGTTTGGTTTTTAGTTTTCGGTTCAATTCAGACATAAGTGCAGATTGCATCTCTCGACGAGATGATGGAGCAGATTTCCAATTAGCAGCCATAACTATACCTCTATTACCCAACGGAACTTTTGCCCATGCTGCCTTTGAATATCTTCCATCCGCGTTGTGGTTATTTGCTTTCATGTATTCAGACTGAGATTTCTTTGCAGCTTCATATAAAATTGAGTTTGACTTATATTCCCTCTCATTATACGGCGTCTTTGAATTTGACATACGAACAAATGCAGTTATCATTTGATGCCGTCTATGGTTATCAGCAAACATTTTAGTTAATAATAAATGACATATGTAATGTTCTCTGGCTGTTAACATAATCAAGTTATTGGGATCTGTTTCACCACCCAAATTAAAACTTTTTGGTAACACGTGATGTTTTTCTCCATAACCAGAGATATATGTTGAATTTTCAACAATGGATGCATACCATTTAGTGTATTTGTTGGGTATCGCTATTGAAACAAGATGTTGTAAGTATGTAAGCATACACTCTCCTCTTAATTGACTAACGATAGTATTTATGCGTTGGCAGCATAAACTAAACAAAGACATTATTAAATTACAGTTTTACCCAATAAACTTGCGGGGTTTTCATGGTGTCATATTGGTTATCTATATAAATAGTCATACCGTTGACTGATTTACAAAGGAGTTACAATGACAAGCCAACACAGCACGCACGTAAGATCCACTACATTAAACTCCGATGAAGATGGCGAAGAAGCAAAATTCCCCTTTCAAAAAAGAAAGCCCTACCAGCATTACGAACAAACCTTCACAGCACAACATATTCACTTTTATCTAAGTGAAGAAATTGGCGAACCACATACCTACACCGATATGATTCACCGCATCAATGTTGCTGGTCCTAATGATGTTGTGTTTATTCACTTGAATACCCCAGGTGGACAACTAGATACTGGTGTCCAACTCATCAACGCAATGAACAATTCCCAAGCAAGAATCGTGACAGTGCTCGATGGAATGGCCTATTCACTAGGCACATTGATCTTCTTGTCAGGCAATGAAATGATTGTGAATGACAACTGCATGATCATGTTCCATAACTTCAGAAGTGGTCTTGTTGGTAAAGGTAACGAATTGTCTTCCCAGCTCGAATCAACTATCAAGTGGTTTAACACTCTAGCGAAAAAGATCTACGTTCCATTCATGACGGATGAAGAATTTGCAAGTGTTGTGCGTGGTGAAGACCTGTGGATGCAATCTACAGAAATTCGTAAAAGACTTGACAGAATGTCCAAGTTGCAAGAAGAAGGTGCTAAGCCAGCTAAACAGACCAGAAAAAAGAAGGCCAAAGCAGAAGTTGACGAAACTGAATAATTTCGCGTATACTCCTTATGTTATATAAGGAATAAATGTGAACCATGTTACGCTGCAGGACATAATTCGTCAATATGTCCACTTACCCAATAGGAGAAATCACCAAGGCTGGTACTCCGTATTGTGCAAGGTGTGTAATGACCACGGTCGTAAGGGTCCTCGTGCAGCGTTTCGATTTGACGGGGAAGCAGTGGGATACCACTGCTTCAACTGCAACCATGCAGCTTTATTTGACCCAGAAGCGCATGCTGAAATTCCTCAGAAAATGGTTGCAGTCCTCAAAGGATTTGGTATTCCGGAAACGGATTGGCAAGTCATCAATATGCAGCTTCTTGGTAAAGAGATAAACCACAAGAAGCAATCTCAAATTCTCAACATTGAACCAGGCGTAATCACATTACCGCCATACTTCTATCCAGTTATTGACAACAATGATGAATGGAATCAAGTAGCAATTGAGTACCTAGCTGACAGAAAAGTCAGTTTCAAGGATTATCAGTTCTACGTTGGAAAGAAGGGTGAACATCCCGATAGTAAACGCTGGCATGGACGTTTAATCATTCCCATTTACAAAGATCGCAAGCTCGTATTTTATCAGGGTAGGGATATGTCAGACACGCAGGAACAAAAGTATTTGAGTCCTGGTGTATCGAAAGCTAGTGTTCTTTATGGGTATGAAAATATTTTTGAAAACACGTCAGCGCCACTATATATAACAGAGGGTTGGTTTGATGCTTACCACATCAAAGGTGCAGCTATCTTCGGCAGAAAGATATCACCTATTCAGCAGGCATGGTTCAGACAAACAAGTAGAACCAAAGTTGTTGTGCCAGATAAATCTGGTGATGGTAGGGATCTTGCTATGCAAGCTCTGGGCCTCGGTTGGTCTGTTAGTTTGCCTGATATAGGATCATGCACTGACGTCAATGCTGCAATCCGACGTTACGGACAATTGTATGTTCAAAAGACCATACATGATAATACGTACACAGGACTTGAAGCCGAGGTTATGTTGGGAATTTATTGCACCAAATGAACAAACAAGAGGCCAGGAAGTTTATACGCAGCCATATCAGAAAAAGAGGTCATCAGTCAGTAACAGTGACAGATCGTTTGATACTGAAATGGTGGCATATCTTTAATGTAGCAGTTTTTCACGGTCAGTTGCACAAACCGTATCTAATTACCATCACCAAGCTACGAAAAGCGTGGGCTTGGGCGCAGCAGAGTTGCATCAAAGGACAAATAAACATTATAATCTGTCCTACTTTCAAAACCCGAAAACTATTTTTAAGTGTACTCATTCACGAAATGGTTCATGCTTGGGAAATGCAACATCATAGCAAGATGGGGCATGGCAAACGATTTTTTAAGTGGGGAAGCCGAATAAAATGGACAACCGGTCTGGTACTATCACAGAAAGTAGCAGAAGGATAAGGAGAAGAACATGGATTTTATGACAACAACATCAGCAGTACCAGCACCTGAAGCAAGGCAGGGCCAGCTAGACCCTAATCACCCATCAATTCAAATTCGTACAGATTTGTGGAATACGATGAGTCTAGCTGAACTTACGAGGCAGCGCGAATTGGTGCTAGATCGTATTGGTGTACTGAGAAACATACCGGATCAAGGCAACCCATCAATACAAAGTTTGCATTCTGCATTGCAGTTTGGACTTGCCGATATCACACGACTTATTGACAGCAAAACTGGACAACCACAACAGCGATAATAACATGGCCAAAGATAAAAACTATACAGCAGCAGACATACAGGACCTAGACGATAGAAGTCACGTCCGGATGCGTACCCAGATTTATTTGGGCAATATGCACCCCGCAACATACAAAATTCCTGTGCTTACAGGCGATGAATTTAAGATTCAAGAAGTTGAATTCATTCCAGCTGTGTATAAGGCAATTGGTGAAGTTGTAGATAACTGTCTTGATGAATTTTCGCACCTAACAGCGAGAAACAAGACATTGAAGATTACTGCCAAGCCTGATATTGGCTGGTATTCCATTGCAGATAATGGTCGCGGTATTCCAATTGAGCAGAAGCTAGACCGTGATGGTGTCAAGACGTGGGTTCCTGAACTTGTGCTAAGTAGACTTCGCTCGGGTCGTAACTTTAAAGACGACAAAGAAGTTGGTGTTATTGGTCAGAACGGTGTTGGTAGCTCATGCACAAACTACTGTAGCTCAGAGTTCGACGTTACTATTCATCGAGATGGCAAGAAGTACCATCAGCGTTTTATTGACGGTGCGGATAAAGTATCGAAGCCCAAAATTATTGACTGTGTTGCTAATACTGGCACAGAAGTGGCTTTTCAGCTTGATCCTTTGGTGTTCAAGAATGTTTCAGTACCAGAAGAATTGATACACAATCGAGCCGTAGAAATCGCAATGACAAACCCTGATGTCACTGTCGAATATAACGGTCAAAAATATCGGTACAAAAAGGGACTACTTGAAATTGTGGCATTGCTTGCTGCAAATAAAGTGTTCCACTGCTTTGAGATCAACGAAGCTAACATCGTTGGTGAGATTTACGTTATTCTCGATGCACACGATGGAATTGACGAACAGATGTACACGTGGGTCAATAGCTCACTGTTGTTCGACGGCGGTAAGTGCAATACGCAGTTCTTCAATGCGTTCTTTGACCGCGTTTCAACACACTTAGCAAAAGAGGCAAAGAAGCTGAAGGTCGAAGTAACTCGCAACGATATTCGTCGTGGGTTGTTAGTATTGGCTAACCTAAAAGTCAAAAATCCTGAGTATGATAGTCAGGCTAAAACACGATTGACTGGACCTGATATTCGCAGAGAATTGGTAGATGGTCTTGATGCTCAGTGGAAGTCTTTCTCCAAACGCAGTGAAGAATGGCTGGAAGAAGTTTTGGAATATGCTGCCGATCGTCACCACAAAGATGCAGATGATGATGCTATCAAAGAACACGAGAAGAAGAAAAAGCTAAAAAAGCGCGTTGATGGGCTATTGGATGCAACTGGAAAAGATCGTAGCAGGTGTCGTCTCCTAGTAACGGAAGGCGAATCTGCAAGTAGCCAGATATGTGAAGCTCGTGATCCTGTAACTACTGGTGCTTTTTCGTTGACAGGCAAGATCAACAACGTGTATGGAACTACACCTGCACAATTGCTAAAGATGGGTAAGATTACTGACCTACTGACTGCAATTGGATTGACACCCGGTAGGAAAGCTGTACGCAGCGATCTTAACTACGGTGAAGTGTGGATTTCTACGGACGCTGACTATGACGGTGCTGATATTTTCACACTTTTGGCTAATCTATTCTATGAATTTTGGCCAGAGCTTATGGATCCAAAGTATGAACCATTTCTGTATAGACTATGCGCACCAAACGTATGCTTAGTCAAAGGTAAGGATCGCATACACTTTGCCAATCGTGCTGCATATGAGAAGGTGAAAGACAAGTATAAGGGATATGAAGTTTGTTACTACAAAGGTCTTGGTTCGATGAATAAGACCGACTGGGAAATGGTTTTGTCTGGTAAGACTGAAACGATGATTCCAATTGTAAGTGACAGTGAAACAGATGCAACGATGGAATTGCTCTTTGGTGATGACGCCGATGCACGTAAACGTTGGTTGCAAGATGCCTAGTTGGCATCTTCAACCTTTTAACATAAGATAGGAAAAATAATGAAGTTAACACATGAAACACTAAGAGATCTATACCTAAAAGATCTCGAACTGCCTGATACACATCATGGCAGAACCACACCGAAAGTAAGATACCCAGAGCAGTGGAAGAATATTGTTCCATTCCTTGCAAACGGTACTGCTTTGACAATTGACCTTGCTGCACTCACTGATCGCGATGTGTGGGTTTGGTCTGATCAGCACTTCGGACACAATAACATCATCGAGTACGCCGAAAGACCATTCCTCGACGTAAATTCCATGAACGATGCACTGTTTAAAACTACATGAGTGTAGTTAAGCCAAACGATATCACAATATGGAATGGTGATATTGCATTCATAGCAAAAGAAAAGATGAACATGCTGTTGCGCCAAATGCCTGGATATAAGATCCAGATTGTTGGCAATCACGACCTTGACCGTAGTGGTAAGTTGATCGACTTTGAAGTCAATGAACGCCATATGTGCTATGCACTCAATGTTGTTGATGGTGATATGGAGTTCCAGTTGCTGTTTACGCACTATCCAACGGATAATGTTCCCAAGAACTGCGTAAACATTCATGGTCATATACACCAACACCGTACTCCCAATTACTGGAACATATGCACTTGTGTTGAGCAAGTCAACTACACACCAGTTAATCTACGTAGTATTATAGCTGACAGCAAGAAGCGGTTAATTACACGGAAACTAGACTAATTCCCACTTGTATCCGTATGCATGACTCATACCACGTCGTTTAATGATACAGCTACGTATGTTACTAACCACAGAACTTTCCTGTTTAGGTGTACAGTTAGGTCTTACATGTCTTGCTGCATCGTGCATGCTTGGGAAGATTTGCACCAAGTTACCATCAATAGTTAACTGTTTAACGGGTTGTGATCTCGGATGCAAGGCACCCGTCAGTCCGTAATTGTGGTTATTGGGGCCACTCATTTTTTGTATAGACTCAGCTGAATGTTTGCAGCCATATGACCCATCTCCGCCATCTGTTAAATTCATCCCAATACCATCAGGATATCGGTGTTTATTTAACTGCCATAATGATATGAGTTCAATTTCTCGTTGTTTTGCTTCTTCAGCTGTAGGATACTCGTCAACCAGTTCAATAGTGAAATTATGTTTTCCGTATTTTTTAATGGACCAATGCAGGTATGCTCCTGAGGACCTTTTGCGGTTAGCGTGGTACCAAAATCTATGCGATAAATACCGTTCATTGGTGATTCCAACATATAATTTTCCATTAACGGTGTTTGTAATTTTGTATACTTTAACGTAAGACACATTAATTCCCTTTCTGCCTTGTATTTTAATATTTATGAATTCATCCACAAACATTACCAAAATGAAAAAGCCAACACCTCAGTCATCGTCGTACATTAATCAAGAACGTCGCAGCTATTCACTATACGTCCTGTCGCATCGAGCCATTCCTGCCGTAACGGATGGCTTGAAAGCTGGTGGTCGTCGTGTAATATGGGTAGGCCGTGACGGCAAGAAACACAAGAGTGCTACGTTGGCTGGTGCGGCAATGCCACTGCATCCACACGCAAGTCCAGAAGGGGCCATCAATACGTTGACGGCTCCTTACGGCAACAACATTCCGTTGTTCAAGGGCGATGGTGCTTTTGGTACGCTCATCAATCCAACCGCATACGGTGCAAGTCGTTATACATCGGTGACTATTGCAAAATTCACCGAAGATGTTATATTCAAAGACCTCGAAATCATTCCGATGATGGAAAACTATGACGGTACGCTGGAAGAACCTGTCCATTACTTGCCTCTTGTGCCTGTAGCATTGCTTAATCCTGCAGAAGGTATTGCTATCGGTTATGCAACTAACATACTGCCAAGAGCACTCGATGACGTTATCAACGTACAGTTAAATCACTTGAATGGCAAGAAACAAACGTCCAAACTGATGCCCAATTTCCTTCCTTTGCAAAATGCTGCATATGCGGCTGAGGAAATGGATAAAGGCATTGCTTATTATTTCAATGGCGAGATAGTTAAGCAGGATACGACTACACTCACAATCACAAAGCTACCATATAGCCAAACACATAGCAGCGTAATAGGCAAGTTGGAAGATTTGCTAGAAAGTGGAACTGTGGTTGACTATGATGACAATTCGCGCGATACAATCAACATTAGAGTGAAGTTTACGCGCGGATACCTCAAAGATAAACCTGACGTAGACTTGTACAAAATGCTAGGTTTGTCTGTGCGTCAAATTGAAAACCTCAACGTGATTGACTTTACTGGGGAAGCTGTATGGAATACCACTCCGATGGAGTTGATAACCACATTCACAGATTGGCGTCTTGGATTTTATGTTAAGCGCTATGAACGATTGCGCGATCTGCTGATGATTGACCTTCAGCGTTACTACGACGTTAAAATTGCAATTGCCAACAACGTTGGCGGTGCAGCAAAGAAGATTCAATCCCGCAGTGAACTGAAGGAATTTCTGAAAGAAATCAAGATCGTGCACGTTGATTACATTGCCGATTTGCCAGTGTATAGATTTACAGAAGAAGAGCGTTTGAAGAACGAAGAACGCATCAAAGAAGCAGAAGCTACTCTAAAAGAGTACCAGGAAATTCTATCATCAGAAAATAGCAGGAGAACAATTTACATTGAAGAACTCAAAGAAATACTCAACAACTATAAGCGAGGAAAATACTCACAATAAATCAGGGTGATAATTTCGCTTTTTATTATTATCCACAGCCAACAGTATTTGCAAATTATTGGGCACATGTAGACCACATACCAATTCTCCATTAATTGGGTAATAATGATCTACCTCGTGTGCAACTCCTGTGGTGTTAGTTAGTTGAACACACTCATAATAAACTTGTTCGATTGCCTTCAAGTCTGCCCATTTGGGAGTTGCCTGTTTTAAATCAGCCCGGCGTTTCATTCTTCTTGCAACATACTTATATGAATTGATAATTCTGTCTACTCGACAACGTTCCAGTATTTCATCTCTATGCAATAGGTAGTATCGGGCTGCATACGCTTGAATATGGTCTTGATTCAATATGCGCCATTGTGCCATTGCTTGCTGTATCGCATCACGATTCTTGCGACGATACTCTACTAACTCATCTCGATGCGAATCTCTCCATCGTTTCATAAGATTCTTGTGTTCGGTTGCATTTTGTTCACGCCATTTAGCATTAGCCTTTGACAATCTAACACTATTTTGCATTCTATATTTTGCATCGTATTTTGCAGCACATGATTTGCACTTATTGGCTAATCCGTCTCGAGTTGATTTATTTTTATAAAAGTTGGATACTTCTTGTTGCTGTTTACATTCTACGCACATTTTCGTTGACATATTTACTTCTCCAGGTATAATGATATTTATGAAGATAAACGCAAAAAGATAATAATTTACAAGAAGTTCTCACAAATTATAAAAAGGGCAGATACAATGAGCAACAATGATGACCTTCGCGAATTCAATGAGCGAGTCAGCGACGCAGGCAGCCCACAGGCTGCCTGCGGATCTAAAGTTAAACGACTTCCCAAGCTACCGACATCTTGGGGTGCGGAGGATGTAGTTGAAGAGACTAAAACAACAGTAGCAAAATTAAATGGCCAAATGTGGGCCGTATACGGTGATCGCAACTTCATGGTCTGCGAAAAAGCTGTAGGTATATTGCCTGCCGGTCAATACACAATTGGTGCTACCGAACAAGGCATTTACTTCACCAAAGTCACGACCAACATTGACGACTTGATCGAATTGCCTGATTCCATTACCGATGAAATCATCACAGAAATTGAAACATTCTGGGCTAAAGAAGACCACTTCCGCAAGTTTGGTTTTCTGTGGAAGCGTGGTGTTTTGGTTTGGGGTGCGCCAGGTGGTGGTAAGACAAGCTGCGTTCAACTTGTGTCTAAGCGTATTGTTGAACGTGGAGGCCTTGCTATATTTGTTACCCATCCACATCTTGCAGCAAAGGGTCTTGAACAGCTACGCCACGTAGAACCCCATCGACCAATTGTCATCATCCTCGAAGATGTTGACGCCATCATCAATGAACACGGTGAAAGCGATTTGCTGGCACTAATGGACGGTGAATTGCAAATTGACAATGTTGTATTCATCGCCACAACCAACTATCCAGAGATGCTCGACAAACGATTTGTTAACCGTCCAAGCCGCTTTGATAGTATCAAAAAGATTGGTATGCCAGGTCCGGAAGCGCGCGAGATATACATCAAGAGCAAGAATACGCGACTGCAAGCACCAGAAAGCAAGGAAGAACTTGATTTGTGGGTTGACCTCACCAAAGACTTCTCTGTAGCACACATCAAAGAACTGATTGTGTCTGCAGAAGTATTCCAAGTGCCTGTTGCAGATGCGGCTGAGCGTCTGAGAACCATGATCACAACAAACCTGTCATCCGCCGACAGCACCGATAGAAAGTTTGGTTTCAATGCCTAATGACATCTCAAAACGTGGTCTGTACTACGCTTCTTTTAGTACTACAGACCTCACCCAGCTATATCACGAAAAACGTGGTACCACCGAGTTCCAATATGCGCCTGCGCATAGGGAATTCTTAATCAACTCATTGCTTACTCTCGAGTTTGGGGAGGAAGTAATGAGTCAATTCAAAACCTTAAACACACGCTTTTACTAGGAGTTGCAATGAGCAAGCATCATCATTCCCACAATCGTATTTGGAGTGATATTCAACATCTGTCTACCGCTGAACTGGAAGAGTTGTATGATATTCACGTCGAAGAAGATGGTACTGTGTGGGACACACTCGAGCACAAGGGATTCGATTCTTTAACCGAGTGGGCCGCTTATACTGAGTCGCTTGAAGACGAGTATGACGGATATGAGACGTCAGGCAAAAAGCACTATTTCGATGACGAATAGTGCTTTTTACAGTCCCAATTCTTTCAACTGTTTGATTGTATCTTCCGCTGACGTGTGAAGTATTCCTATGCCTCCAGCTTCGCGCCATGGATCTATTGACTTCGACCTATCGTCAATCAAAACGCTATTCTTAGTAGCGTAGATGGCCTTGCCGGCTGAATTACGCACTAAGATAGCACGATTTGCTGGTGTATCACCAAGACGTTTTTTTAATCCAAGCTAACTTTTCAGGCTTAGCATTTGAGAACCTACCTGTGGAAGATAGGATAATCGGATCACAGTCTTTGATGTAGTTCCACAGTTCGAATGCACCTGGCATAGGATGCATGTCTTCGAAGAACTTATTGCCCTTCTTGATATATGCATTGATCCTAGCATGTGCATTTGGACGCTGCATAAACTCTGCAACTTCTTCTGGTTTAATACCAAAAATTTCAGCTACTTTCTTGTCAAAGTTGACAAGAACACCGTCCAGATCACTTTACGCGGTAACCTTCTGTTTTATCGACAATAACTTCATTTATCTACACCATAAGGCCTGCCTACGTAAATATTAGTATCAATACGAGGAGGTATACAATGTATTATGTTTATGTGATGATAGATCCAGCATCGGGTATCCCCTTTTACGTGGGGAAAGGCACAAAACGTAAAGGAGTCTCGATGAGGTGGGTGAGACACATACGGGAAGCAAGGATATGGGCGGGAACACAAAAAGTATCCAACTTGATGAAAATACAAACTATTAAAAATATATTGTCAGCGGGACAAGAACCATCATGTGCAGTTGTCTTCGAAACATCAAAAGAATCTGATGCACTTATCGAAGAAAAAAGATTGATTTCCTTGCATGGACGTATCATTGATGGAACCGGATGTTTGACTAATTTGATCGAAGGTGGAAGTGGATTCCACAACTATACAGAACAAATGAAAGCGATTCGATCACTGCGAAATAGCGGATCTAATAATCCAATGTATGGTAAACATCACTCAATTGAATCAAAACAAAAAATAGGGTCATCTAGAAAGAAATACATAACGGATGGGCATTTTACTCCAACTAAACATACCGAAGAGCATAAACAGCGATTGCGGGATTCCAACCCAGGTGGGAAAGCAACTGCTAAGCAAATTTATCAAATTGATGGGTTGACCGGTGAGGTTATCCAAATCTGGCCATCAGCAAGGCAAGCCGCACTATCTGTTGGATCTAGGCTTGGGAATATTACTCATTGCGCCAATACAAATAAACACCAGCGAGTTAAAAGTTATTTTTGGCGGTGGGTGGGTGATTTGGACGTTCAACACGGTAAATTAACTAATATTATCGAGTTGGTTTGCCATAACAACAAACCACCCAATCCCTATGGTCGCAAAGGTAAGCCTACTAACTAATTTGCTTTTTTGGCTTTCTCCGCTTCCCATTTTGCGGTGCGCTCAGCCCTAAATTTTTCAACGTCGCCCATAGACTTAACTAATACGGACGAAAAATTCAAAGCGGATTGTTGGGTTAATGATATAAATGCGTGGTGTTCAACGTACCCTTTAACAACGCCAGTGTAGATAAATGATACGCTGTTGATGATACGGTTGATGTAGTATTTGAAGTCGTACGGCAACCAGTCGAAGTGGCGGCTGCAATGATCTTTCCACCAAGTTGTTTGGGTGGTCATATACAGATGAACTGTAATATCGTGATCGTCAGCTTCAACTTCTACTGTTGCTTCGTGTTCGGTGTTGTGGCAGTTGCACTCAACCTTGTACCACTTGGAATCGCCGTAGTCGTTTTGTTTCAGAATGCCTTCTGCAGGCTCTTGCGGTGTGAGATTTTCCATAATTTCCTCTGGTTAGCAATAGGTATATATTACCTAACCAGAGGAAAATAGTCAACCTATTAAAAGTCTACATCAAAACTTACTTGACTGTCATCACGAACAATTGTGCCAACCTTGTATTGGTTGTTGTCTTGTTCTTGAGGTGCTGCCTGTGTCTTGCCAATATCAATCCAGTCTTCCATGTGTGGCATTGGATTGTGTCTTGGGAACTTATGCTCGGATGTTAGGTCCAAGAACTTGTAAACAGGAGCAGCGTTAAACAATACCCAAGAACGGATGATAGTTGCATTTGCTCCCAGCAGTTCGCGACCTTCACTGAATAGGTAATCAGTCCATGCTAACTCAGACTCAACAACTTCATTGCACATCTGCTGAATCTTGGATTTCAAGCGTTCATAAGCCTTCTTGCCACGTTCAGTTTGAAGCTCAATACGCAGTACTTCTTTGTCGAGTTCCACGTGAACTTCCAGCTCATCCTGTGCAATTTTCTGAACTGCTTTGCCTACTGGCTGGAACCAACCCGTACCACAAATGGTGAATGTAATTCCGAAGCTTGAAGTAAACTGAATGCGTTCCAACACAAACAATGCTACAACTAGCATGAACACTGCATCGTATGCTTCTTCTTCCGAAACCATACCAAGTGCCCACTGGTGTGAAACTCTGTGTGCTGTCTCGAATACTTCCTTGATGATGTTGAGTCGAACAAAACTTTCCTTTACGGCAAGAATGTCTTTCAGCACCAACTCGGGGTTATCGAAGCTCATGCGCACAATTTCACTGTAAGTAGCAGCGTGAACCACTTCGTTATCCGATACGCGTTGCCATGCAGCCCACAACGAACTATCAGTTATGAAGGGTGCAAGTAATGGAGCTACACTACGTGAAGCAATACTGTCTGCTTCCCACTGCCAAGCCAATGTACGAATCATCATATCATACACCGACTTGGGGCAGTTCTTGAAGTCTAGGTTACACTGAGAATAGTCAAACTCATCTTCAGACCAGTCCAACGATTTCATTGTTTTGTACAATGACCAGATCTTTGGATAGTGTTTGTTGACAGTGTCAAATAATCCTGGGTCTGCACCCAGGAATAATGACGATTTCGTATGATATTGTTCTAGTGTCTTTTCGGTATTGAATACTTTGCTCATGTATTTCTCTTATGTGTTATAGTGTGCAGAATCCACCAGCGCATCCTTTTTCCTCTGTTGCTGTTTCGACAGGTTCGTCGTTAGCTGCAGGAACATTGGAGACGACAGCGGTTTCTGTTGCTGCCAAATTTACACCTGTACTTGTCAAACTATTGACGTAGTAACGTGTTTTCATTCCGAACTTCACCATATCAAGATAGTCTTGAATCATGCTGCTGCTCGATACTTTCTGATCGCCTTGTACTTTTACGTACAAATCAGAGCTGATTGATTGATCACACCACTTTTGCAAGATGGAGTAAACTTTGATCATATCAGATGTGCTGATATCCCATGCCAGTTGATACTTGTTCTTTAGCTTGGTGCTATCTGGTGCAACCCAGTGATTAACGAGGGTATCGTTTGTTTTCATCAAGCTGAATTCGCGGATTGGGTATACACCGTTTGTTGTACCACTGCTGATAGTCGAAGACTCACCAGGCATATGCGAAATCAACACAGAGTTGCGAATACCTTTGTTGGCAATAATGGCTTTTCTCAAACCATTCCAGTCGCGCTTGTTTCCAACAGTTACAAGTTCATCAACACGCTTTTCGTATGTGTCGATTGGCAGCCATCCTTGTGGCCACTTTGTCTTATTCATCCATGGAGCATTGCCAAGTTCTTTGCCCAAACGCAAGCTAGCATTGATCATGTGCCATGTATGTGTTTCAGCCAATTCATGAATAAAGTTGCGACCTTCTTGGGATGAATACTCGAGGTTTTCTTTAGCCATCAAGTGCGCAAGGCCTAGAATACCAACACCAGCGCTCAGTCTTGCCTTTGCTGTATGTTCCAGATTTGGGAATATGTAATCGCTCTTATGAATGCACTTATCAATCATTTTTAGTGCATAGTAAGCCACGTCTGCGTACTGTTCGTCGTTTTCGATGTTGCTAACGATAACACCAGCCAAGCTGCAAAGACCAATTTCACCATCACCCTCTTCGTATTCAGGCTTATACAGCTCTTGAACATTCTTGAAACCTTTTGTCACCAAAGTAATTTCTTGGCATAGGTTAGACGAGTGAATTGGCTCTGTGAATGGTGTGTGCTGGTTAATTGTGTCCATTTGGTGCATATAGTGCACACCAGTTTCGTAGCTTTGTGTCAAAGCACCAAGTGCAAGGTCACGGGCATTAACGCGCAGTTTAACTTTATCAGACTTTTCGTACTCTGCGTACAACTCTTCAAACTTGGACTGATCAGCTTCATACTGAGCATTATACAGCTCAGGTGCATCTTTGTATGAGAACAACGCAATCTCTTCGTTTCTTGCCACTTTACGTGCAAAGAACTTGTTGCTGCCAAAACTATAGTGGCAACCTGCAATTTTCTTGTTTGCTGGTGTCATTGGATGGCGCAGCTTCTGAATTACCTCAACTTCAGGATCAAATGCAGTGTAGTGCACAGTACTTGCACCACCACGACCATTTTGCAGGTTTGCTTGAATAGCACCAACCATTGCACGGTAGTAAGGCAGTTTGCCTTGGTGTTGAATTACGCCACCACGAACTTCATCGCCAAGCGATCTTGTCTTGATGTGTGTTCCAATGCCTGCACTCATGCAAGTCATCATGTAAGCAATGTGGTCGCCTGCAGCAAGACTTGGTGCAGTATCCTGAGTGGTGTACAAGCAGCACGATGCATAACCGTTTAGCTTTGTCCCCAAGTTGATAAAGTTTGGTGTTGGTGCATTGAGGCGGTTGAGACTGAAGTGATCATACCAAGCCTTAACGTGAATTAGACGTTCATGTTTTGGTTCATCTTCGGCAAGAGCCATAGCCATTCTCATGTATACAAACTGAGGGCTTTCGTACTCTTTACCAGTGACTTTGTTGCGCAATGCATACTTAAACCTAATTTGGTTCAACTGGTAGTGTGGATATTTGAGGTCACGCTTGTGGTCAATGATCTTGTTAACCGATGCATATTCTTCGTCAGAATAATCAAGTTTGACCATCATACCAGCTTCAAGCAAAGAAGCATGAACAGCTTGAACTGTTGGTCTATCACCGTTGTACAGCTGACGCTCGATGAGGTTTGCGTACAACTTTCCTGCCATTCTGTTGTACTCCCAAGTCTTGCAGCTTAGGCAGGTATTAATAAGGGCTTCCTGCAGCTGTTGGCTGGAGCAGGTTTCAGGGCATTGATTGACAGCGTCAATCACCACAGTGGACCAATCAACATGTGGTCCAAGTGTTTTAGCGGCCCATTCTCCCCAGCCATTTACTTTATTTGCAGAAAATGGTTCAGATGAACCGTCCCTTTTTACAATTGTTTTGATCATATACTAACCTTTATTGTTGTTATTGTTGAGCTTGTTAGTTTTGTTAGAGGCAAGATTTTGCCGTCTGAATGCTGAAATTCTTAGTTGTTTGGAGAATAAAAATCCTAGGACTGCAGAGTGATTTCATGGACTACCTTTGTTCTTATTATTTTGGTGTTCGAGCTATCTTACGTCAATGGTTCGAGTTGTTCAACGACTACTCCGTGTGCCCTCAAATACTCAACACCTGACGACAGTCTATAATCTTCTTCGTATACAACATGCGGAATACCAAACTTGACAATCTCGGGTGCACACAGCAAACATGGAGATACGGTCACAAACATTATTGTACCCTCTCCTGTTTTACCTGCAGCTATGAGCTTGTGCATAGCATTGATTTCAGCATGTACTACATCTGGTTTTGTGTTATTGTTATCGTCTTCGCAGCAGTTATCGTGGTTAGCGGGTGTGCCGTTGTAACCAACAGAGATCGGACGATCTCCTTTAACTATAAGGCATCCCACCTTCTTCCTTTTGCAGTGGGAGAGATTAGCGTACATATGTGCTGCATTCATATGTGCGTGTTTATACTTTAATTTCATAGTAGTGTTATTTACTGCTGGCAATATCAAATGGATTCAAATTGTGGAAAACCCTCGTATACTCAGTCATTAACTATACAACCATCATATCCAAACTTCAACACCGTTGACATTCATCATCAGAACTAATATATTGAGCGGGCCTACGGGTCACCCATTAGGGTGTGTGATTAACCTGCCAATAGGAGATAAACATGGCAGCAGTTGAAAAAGAAGCACCGAAAGAGAAAGACATTGGTCAGATCGTTCGATACCTGACCTCCACGCTCAACCGAGCAATCGCTGAACTCGACAAGCCGTTTCGCGGCGCCAAGTTGGGTCCAAACAAGGCCTATATCATTCAGACAGAGTTTGCCTATCTGCTGAACGAAGTCGTTCAAGGCCCACGTTGCATGCTGCAGAAGAACATTGTGGCTTGCAATGAATTCCTGGATCAGGTTATCCAGGAAGTCGCGAAGGACAAGGCCGAAAAAGCAGCAAAAGCAAAGGCCTAAACCACCTTTGTTGTTCCCCCTTCTACGGGCATAAATATTCCTTGGAGGAAATTATGCTCGTAGAAGACCTGCTTGGAAAAAATTCATCCCTTGGTGTGAGGGATACCCAAATACTAAAAACGCACTGCTCGCAGTTCATTCACGAATCTGCTGGGCTACCTCTGTTTAAAGCGCTTCCAGCTACCTACAGCGACCTCCATCGCGTTAAAGTACGCATGCAAAAGAAAACCAGCT